AAAAGTTGATAGTATATCTAGCATTGCTTTGTCGGTCATTGTATTATCCTTAATATCTTTTTAACTGCCCATTGGACTTGTTGTTCCTTGCGGTACATCGTTGGTTGTTTTACCTGCGGCTGTTTTTTCAGCTACTGGTACTGAGTGCTTTTGTAGGTCTTTCAGCATGCTGTCTATGCGTGTTTGACCAACCAACTCCTGTGCGCCAGGATTCACCATAATTGAATCATCTGTCAACAATGCACCTTCGTGACCTTTACCAGCTTCTTCTGCGGCCTGAGTCAACTCAGCAGTGTCTTTGGTTTGTACGCAAACATACTCTGGGCTCATGCCAGCACGTTCTCGTAGTATTTGTTCAATCTGTACAGTGGTTGTTGGGTAAGCAACTTCTACATCAAATTGCCAAGCCTCACATGCACCGTACTTAGGAAACTCTTGATGTTCCATTACAGGCATGCTCTTAGGTTTGGTTATACTTACTAACTCGTAAGTTTCCAATGCACTTTTAATTTGCTCCATCATTTTACTTGGATCTTGTTTTGCCATCTTTACACGGAAAGTGTATGTTGTGTTAAGATCGGCTATATATTCGTTTAGGCTTTTCATTGGTATTTGTCCTGTTTATAGTATATTTATTACTTCTTGCTGTTTTGTAGTATCTGATCTAACAGTGCATTACGGTCTAATACAACGCCTTGGCCATCCACTGCTGTGTCTTCTGGTGCGTCTTTGCTGGCCTGATGATCCAGTTTTGCTTTTTGCAACTGCAACTGCACCATGCGCAACTTCTTGTCCATCTTTGCAGTCTTGGCAGTGATAGCATGCCCTAATAACGTGCCTGCTGTTTGAAACACTTGTCCACCAAAACGTGGATCCATGTTCATTCCCAGTTCCATTAAGTCTTCAAACTTTTCTGTAGCCAATGCCGCGAGGGTATCCATTTCGTTGTCGCTGGCTTCTAGGTCTCTCACTGTAGGTAATGCAGTATCAATCTTGTCTATTGCATCATCGACCTGAGCAATAACATTTTTCTGCTCCTGAATTTGTTGTTTTGCTTGCTGAGATATTTCGGTATCGTGCAGTACTTTAAAACTGCTATCGCTGGATCCAGGGCCAAGATCAGCAGGCAAGTCAAATAAGTTTTCTAGTTTCTTAGTCATGCACGTATTTACCGTGCTTTGCCCTGGTGGAAGATATCATTTTCCGTCACTATACGGAACTTTAGGCCGTGTTGATCACACCATGCTTGAGCCGCTTGCCACTTGTGCATGTTTAGCACTGCCGCGGCTTGGTCCCTTGGACTTTTTGCTTCATCCAAGGAAGTTTCTTTGTTTGGTTTGACTTCTATTAGCTCTGCGTGTTTCTCACCGTTCTTTTTAACATACACAACCATGAAGTCTGGAACGTATATTGTGTTTTTGTTAGTAAAAGGATTTCTATAAGGAATACGTATCGATTCGCTTGCCCACTGTAGTATAGCAGGATTTTCATCACAGAAGCGCATGAACACATGTTCCCACCCGCTTCTAAACTGTGGTGTTTTTTTGCCTACATATTTTGACGCATTCTTTACTTGATAGAATCCGTTGTGGTACTTGGAGCTCATGGCAATATTGATCGTTGTACGTATTTGTTAATTGTTGGGGTATTTGCTAGTCCTAAATAACTTGTGCCAATTCTGTCAAAATTCAAAAACAGTGCAGTATATGCATCTAGCTGTCCAGGATCGATCTGTTCAAACTCAGCAAGTGTTTCCATAGGATTGAGACCTTGTTTAATACTGGTATAGATAACTGCACTAGCAAGTTGTCTTGCGGATTCTGTATCTCCAGTGGTTCTTTCAAAGAAACCAATAATAGCCGCATCTACATTACTGCTTACTTCCACAGGAATTTCAAAGAAATTATTAAAGTACTTGTTGGAATTTTGTTCAACTATTGCATTTAAATTAACTGAACTTAGATTTGTTGGATTTTTTGCTCTAACTATGCTTGCCATTAGTTGTCCTTTGCTATTCCTTGCCTACCAGGTACTATTGGTAGACTGGTGTTCATGTTGGGGGAATCTTGATCGTCAAGATACCAACCTTGTATCTTCAAGTTTGTGGCGTTTATTTCAGCCGCAGTGTTTGCGCCAGTTGTGCCAACAATGCTATCAGTGAAAATGTAACTGTTTGCTGTCATAATTTACCTTTAGGATGGAACACTGCCTGATATATTCATTGGGTTAGTCGATGAAGGAATTCTGTTATCTGCTAGATTTTGTTGATTTCCGGATGCGATGAACTCTCTAGCATTATCATTTGCCACAGCCAATTGTTTAGGAATATTTAAACTGCCAAACGGTGTTTGACTTAGCACACTTGATAATTGCGAAGCAATGGTGCTGGTTCCTGCTAGGAATGTAGGAGCAAGTTGTTGTAGATTTTGCCTGACTGCAGGAGCTGCCGCAATTAATCCATTGGCTACACCTGCTACTCCTCTGTTGTTTTGATCTGTTACAGCATTCACACTTTGAAATAAATCTTTACCTATTGTACCCAACTTGCCTGCGAACCCACTAAACTCTGGACTTGTGCTCTCTGACGAACCAGTTAATCCAGCACCCGATGTGCCGAAGTTTAAAATTTTGTTTATAGGTGCTCCACTTATTAAGCCGGACGCACCACTAGTGATACTACTAAAAGCGCCGCCTATATCTGCTGGAAACCCACTTAGTGCGCTGGAGATTTGCGAAGTTATATCACCAGTGCCCAATAAGCCGCTCAATGGGCCACCGTTACTGTTAACACCACCTGTTGATCGTTTGCCGCTGAATTCTGTAATTCCCGCAGACTGTGTTGCTGATGCCGCAGTACCAAATAATCCAGAATTAGCCAATACGCCAGTGGTAGGAATAAAAAAGTTATTTCTAGGATCTTCATTCTTACGTAGTATGTCCTTGGTAATTTGTATCAATTCGCCTTTGCCTAATCCTCTAAGGTCAACGTTTTTGTTTTTCTCAAACGCCCTAAATGCTGTAAATGCCGCACTACCAAAATTTGCACCTGATGCGTCGCCAACAATGCTGTCCACTGCACTGAGTATTCCGCCCGGACCCAGTATACTGTTTGTTCCACCCCCTGCAGGTGTAAGGGGACTTGGAGACTTATCATAGTGCAGGTCTGCAAATCCTGCTACAGTAGCAGAGCTAACATTACCTCCGGCATACAGCACTGTGGTAAAAGAAATAGTCATGCTATGCTCTAGCAATCCATTGGCGCTTGCACTGTGTGTTCCGTGTGTAAAGGTTGTTATAACTGGATTAAGAAGTGTGTACTCACTAAAACGTTTCTGATGTAAACTGTATACCCTAATAGCAGTAAAATATCTAGCTAAATCTGAGCCGCCTTTGGACGCAGGTGAATATCCAAATTTATCATAAAAATCTCCCTGGCGTGGCTGATACTTGTTGTTGGCATGATAGTTAAGTGGTATATGTCCTGATCGGTCACTGTATCCTGCATCGTTATCTCTGTAATAATGAGTATAATAATCGTACCACAAGTTTCGTACGATTTCAGACTGGTCATCGTGAAATGTTACTGAGACTTCACCGTAGTTTAATTTGGTTTGTATTAGCTCTTTTTTGTTATAGTTGTTCTTAACTTGTACATCAACAGTATAGTTTGGCAAGTTTATACTCTTAACCAGCATGCCTGCTTCTGTAATTTGATTATTATCAAGATTTGAAATTTCAGGGTCTACATCAAAAAACACATGATATAGCCAGTTATACTTAGGACTTCGTGCATAGTTGTTGTCAACAAACAGTCTACTGGCGTGTTTATAATCTTTAACACTATCGCCAGTGGCTATTTGTTTAAAAAATCCGTCAAAAATATTAGCCATAGAAAAGATACCTTATATGGTATTTAGCCCAAAAAAATACCCAGGATTTACTCTGGGTATTTTTCTAGCTAGAAAAACTATTAGGTTACACCTGTGATGTTCTCGCCTAAGGTTCTGCCAACTGCTGTACCAATACCTGTTCCGTCTGGTGTTTGTATAGCGTTGTCGTATCTAATTGTTAGCGCAATAGTAGCTGGGTCATTTGAACTATAGTTCATGTCACCATAGTTTACGTTGTTAATAAATGCTCCGTACAATTCCCATGTCTCAAGTACGTTTGCTTCGTTTGCGCCATTGCCACCATCTAACATTTCAAATCTGAGAACAAATTTGTAATCAATGCCCGATGATGCGCTTGACTGTTCAGCAAAATCGAATTGCTTCTGAACCTGCTCGCCGACCAGTTTACTAACATTTCCACCTGCATCGTCACGTAGAGTAACTGATAATGTTTCCCAGTTTGGTTTGCCTACTAGATAAACTTTACTGTTGTAAACATCGATTGTTTGTTCGTTAAAAACAGCAGTTGGTCTTGTGATTTCGCTGACCTGTTTGGTTAACTCGACTCTGTCTGTACTTACACCAAAGTTTTCAAACACCGCTCGAAAGCGATATTTCATCTTTGGCATTAAAAGTCCTTGAGTACTTGCACTTTGGTCTGTACTTAAAGGTACTGTAAATTTGTTTAATGACGCTATTGCCATATCTTGTTCTCCTGTTATAGATATTTATCGAAAATACCCATTGTGTTAATGGAGCCCGGAGGCTCCATTATGTGCTACTATTATAAATTACCTGCGGCTATGTCACCTGGGTTTTTAAGTCTAATTGGAATGAAAATAAACTCAACTGCCTTCATTGGTTCTATAGCAATATCAACATACAACTCGTTACGTGCAATACGTGTTGGAGTGTTGTTTGAATCATCACACACCACCAAGTAATCGTAAACACCACGTTTTGCAACTAGATCGTTAATTGCGCCACTGATAATGTTTGATATCTGATCCCGGGTAATCTTGTCATTTGGTTCAAACAAGAAACCGTCGCCAACTCTTGCAAGTATTGTTCTAATGTAGTTAACAAGACGTGCTACATTAATACGATCCAAACTACTTGTGGTTGGGTTACGTGTCTTCTGGCCCCAAACAACTAAGCCAACGCCCGGTAAGTTTGTAATAGGGTTGATCTTGTTTTCGTATAATGTATCACGTAAGCCTACTCTAATACTGTTGAACTCAAACTCCCCTGTTGCTGAGTTGATATAACCAATACTAGTAGCATTGTCTACCAAACCACGTCTTGTACCTGCTGGTGCAAACCACTGATACGCTACATTGTCGTTAAAGATCATTGTGCGCAATGCCATATGACTTGCTGGAACAGTAATAGTGTTACCTTGCAAATCGCTAGTCTGTCCTGCTGGATAGTAAACACCCAAGTATGGGTCTGCAGTTGCTAGTCCGTCGCCATTGGTGTTGTTACTCCAGTTAGCAATATCAACTGCATTTGGTGCTAAACGTAATGGTGTGTCACCAATAACAAACGCTGTGTTCTTGCGATCGTTGTTTAGCGCAACCATTTCATCAATTACTTCTTCGTAACCTGGTGCAACAATAATATTAAATGCATATCGATCTTCACGCACTTCTGTATTTGCTGTGACTGCACTTTGCATTGCGGCTACAATCATTTGACGTTGTGCTTTGCGTCCTGCATACATAGCACCACTAGTTTGTAGTCCACTTGCTGTTTGC